GGTGAACTAGCACTTACTATTGGTGCTAATGGTACACAAGCAAACGCAGGTGACCGTCTATTTGCAGGTGACAATAACGGTGCTGCTCAGGTAGTTGGTGGTAGATACTTTACAGACATGTTAGATCATGTTCATGGTACACTTACCGCTAGTTCATCTGTACTAGTCGATAGTAATTCAAAGATTGATCAGTGGTTAGTTGACGACATTGAGTTAAATGCAAATGTCATTACAACATCTACTACTGATGCTGACCTCATTCTTCGTGCAAATGGCACAGGTAAGATAGTAGTTGAAGATGGTCAGGAAGTAGAGTTTGGAACTACAGGAGATGTAGAACTCTCATTTAATGATTCAGATGCAGTTTTAGACGTTAAGCGTGTAGCAGGTACCCCCGACTTGCGTATCGCTGATGACATGAAGCTTCATTTTGGTAATACAAAGGATGCATCCATATATTATGATGAGACAACATCTGATAAGATACAGGTTGAGGGTGCTGATTGGAACTATGCTACTGGTGTTACTGCAAGTTATGCAGATACAACTGATGCTTCCAACGTAGCAGCTGCATCTGTAACCTTTGCTGGTGGTATCGGTATTTCAGCAACCACATGGACTAAAGACCTTAAGGTTGATGACAATACAACAATTGGTACAGCAGCTGGAGACTCCCTCAATGTCAATGCAACGACTACTTTCCAAAATGGTGTAACTTTCAATGGTCAAACAACCATAGCTGGTAGCACATCTCAGACTGGTCAGATTGAAATTGATAACCTTAAATTAGATGGAAACACACTTTCCACTATTAATAACATACAAGAATTGATTATTGACCCATATCCTGCAGGCGGTGACGCTGATGGTTTGGTCATAATTAAAGGTGACCTACAGATTGATGGTACAACAACTACAGTTAACAGTGCTTCAATGTCTGTTAACGATCCTACAATCGAGTTAGGTGATCCTACAACTGTATTAACATTGACTGCTTCTGCTACATCAGGTGCTACAGTTCTTACTGTGGACAGAGTGGTAGGATTAAATGTTGGTGATGATATCACTGGAACAAATATAGCAAACTCAACTAACATTGCTTCTATTAACTCAGGTGCCAAAACGATCACTCTAGATCAGGCAATCACTGGTAACATAGATAGTGGTGGGACTATCACTGCTGTTCGAGATGCTAGTGACGGACTAGACAGAGGTGTTAAAGTTCACTACCACACAGGTAGTGCTGCCCAGTTTGGTTTCTTTGGTTATGATCGCACTGGAGGTGCTGATGGAGCTGGTGCTTGGACATTCATTGAGAATGCTACAGACACTGGTACAGTCTTCGGTGTAACAGGTAACCGTGGTACAGTCGTACTTGGTGACCTCGAACTAGATACTGACCTCGAAGTACAATATGGTGGTACAGGTGTTTCAACCTTTACTCAGTATGGTATTCCTTATGGTGACGGTACAAACCCATTATCTGTAACTGCTGCTGCTAACATGGCATCACCTGGTACAGGAACTGACGCAACAACTTCATTCCAAGTTCTAACAGTCACAGCAGGAGGCGTTCCTGTATGGACTGACACTTTAGATGGAGGCGTTTTCTAACACTGAAAACTCATGAACGTAAACATTATTATTTCAACATTACAACGTAAAGTTTCTGAACTGACATTATCTAACATTATGCTTGAAGCGAAGATACTGGATTTAACAAACCAGTTAAATAGTATACAAGATCAATCATCAGAGAATGCTATAAATGGCAACGAGGATCAAACTAAAGAGTTCGATAACTCCCAACTCGACACCGACAACAAGTGATCTAGTCGATAAGGAAGTCGCGATTAATATCGCGGATAAAAAACTCTTTGTAAACAATTCAGGTTCTATCGTAGAGATAGGTAACGCGGCTCCAAACACCGCTAGTGTTACTGCGTCTATGCTAGCGTCTGATATTACTAATGGTCCTAGTAATCATCTATTCGTTGCTAAAACAGGTACAGACGCAGCTGCGTTATTAGGTGGAGCAAATAGAGGTAGGCATTCCTCTACACCATTCCTTACAATTAAATATGCCTTAGCCGCTGCTACATCAGGAGATACAGTTAATATAGCAGCTGGTGAATACCAAGAAGAATTTCCCCTAACAGTCCCTGACGGTGTTACAGTCAGAGGTGCAGGATTAAGAAGTACACAGATATATCCAACAGTAGCAACAAACGATCTTAACTGTTTCGTTCTAAATGGTGACACCACTGTTTGTGAACTGACTGTTAAGGACATGTTCTACAACAGTAGTAATGACACAGGTTATGCCTTCGTTGCTGCTAACGACTGGAACTCAGAGAGAAGTGCTTATGTACAGAGAGTTACAGTATTAAACAAAGGATCAACCACATCTGCTAGTGATCCCTATGGATTTGATGCGGGGACGCAGGACGTGGTGTTAAATTAGATGGTGCTATTGCTAGTGCTAATACTCTAGAAACATCAGTATTATTCAACGAGTGTACATTCATTGTACCTAACTCTATTGGTATACTCTTAACTAACGGTGTTCGTTGTGAGTGGCAGAACTCATTCGTATACTTCGCTAACGAAGGTATCAAAGGTGTACAGGGTGCTACAGGTAAGCATGGCACTGGATCAGTAAGATTAAAACTATCAGGTGTCTCTGGTAGTTTCGATGCGAGTGAAGAGATATATGAATTAGAGAACCAGTTTAGATCTGGTACTTATGCTTTATCAAGCAACGTTGTAACAGTTACGAGGACGGCTCATGGTTTATCTACGAATGACCGCGTATACTGTGACTTTATTTCTGGCAATGCTACTGATGGTTTCTATCAGGTAACAGGAGCACCAACAGTTGATACATTTACCTTTGCTCTTACAGCGGGTAATACATCTGGTAATGTCACATATAAGAAAGCGGTAGGTTATGGTGCTATCACATCCAATGATGGTACTTACATATTCCTAAACGGAAAAGGTGAAGGACAGTTTACTACAGCACTAGAGGAAGGTAAGACTCTTACACCTCAAGCTGATGCGAGACTGGATACTTCTATCAAGAAATTTGGAACTGCGTCACTAGAACTTGATGGTACTGGTGACTTTGTTAGTATAGAGACTCAGGAAGACTTTGGTTTTGGTACAGCAAACTTTGCTGTAGAGGCATTTGTTTATGCTAGTTCTGTTACTGGAACTTCTACAATCTTTGACTTTAGAACATCTGATTCTGATACAGCTCCTAGATTATATCAGACAGGTGGTACACTAAAGTTTGCTACTGATACTACAGAACATGTAAGTGGAGGTACATTATCCCTCAACACTTGGCATCACGTTGCTCTAGCACGTTACAACGGTACTACAAAGATATATTTGGATGGTAGTTCAGTCACAGGAGCAGGAGGAGATACAGATAATAGAAACTATGGTAATACCAAACCATTAAACATTGGTTCTAACTACGGTACAGTTGGCGGTGACTTCTTCACAGGTAAGATTGATGAAGTTAGAGTCAGTCATGGTACAGCAAGATTTACAAGTAACTTTACTCCTCCATCTTCAGAGTATGGTACAGATGTTAATACAGTTCTTTTAATACATTTCAACGGTACAGACCAAGCAAGTACATTTACTGACACTCCTTCTCCAAAGGATGTTCGTTCTACAGGTGGTGACTCTGCTACAGGTATAGCACTTGTTGACTATAGTGCCTTTGGTTGTGAACTAAAGTCTATAGCATCTGCTAACATCTACGGTATTAAAGGTGCTGTATCAGATGGTAATGGTTGTAAACTGATTTTATCAGCACACAACTTCATGTACATTGGTTCTGGTAAGGACTTTACCAATGATACATCTCTAGCAAACCAAGCTAACGAAGTCGTAGAAACTAATGGTGGTAGAGTATTCTACTCATCTACTGACCAGAAGGGTGACTTCAGAGTTGGTGAAGTATTCTTAGTTGACCAAGAAACAGGTAACGTTAACTTCCAGTCAACATCATCATCACAGCAAGCAACCAGTATTGGATTATCTGACTCCACTGGTACTACAAACATCTATCCTGCATATATTGAGACAGGTAATATAAGACTAGCGGGTAACACTTTCTCTACAACAAGTGGTGCTCTACTAATTGACCCTGCGGGTAACGAAGACATTACATTTAACGGTGAGGTAATATTTAACGAGAACGCATACTTTGACATTAACAAGGTAGGTAGTTTCAACACTGCTGAGACTGGTTCTATTGATATCAACCTTGGTGGTATACAAAGAAGAGGTGGATTTAACGCTTATGGACTACTATCCGATACGAACCTTCTCGTATCTACTGAAGAGTTATCAACAGTCACTATTGGTAATACAGGTAATGGATATACTGGTGGTACACAGACATTAACTCTTGATACAAACCCTGCTGTCAACGGTCAGGCAAGTTGTACAATAGACACAACTAATGGTTCCATAAAAGAAGTCACAGTTGGAAATGCGGGTTCACTTTATACTACACCTCCTACAATCGGATTCAGTCCACAAGGAACCACAAACGCAGACGCTACAGCGGTTCTTGAACAGTATGGTGTAATCAACAGAATTGATATTAGTGATGGTGGTAGTGGATATTCATCTACACCAACATTAGAAATTGATGAGGCTAATAGTTTCAGTTTCAATACATTTGAAAATGTATCAACATCTGGTAATACAATCACTATACCAGATAACCCATTTGTCAATGGTTCTAGATTTACCTATGACTGGGGAATGTCAGGTAGTGAGAATATAGGACTTACTAACGGTAACGTATATTATGTTGTTAATAAATCTGGTAATACTTTTGGTGTTGCTAGTACACAAGGTGGATCTGCTATATCCCTAACAGCATCAGCTGATCAAACAAGTGGTGAGTCACACTCCTTTAAGGGTATAAGAGCAGTTGCTACTGCCACAATGACAGGGGATGCTATAAGTGGCATCAGTATTAGTGAGCAAGGTACATTCTATGATGGTAACAACATACCAACTATCA